CTGGTGGTACATATAGAAGGTAATGAAAGTAGTAAGTGTATGAGGGGTACGAGCAAGCTTAAGTTCTTTTACCCGCTGGGATAACTCAGACATATTAAATGCCTATAAGTCATCAGCTGTAATAGACTTAAGTGCCTTCTTAGGTGCTTTCTTCAACTGAGAAGTAGATATTTCAGTCTTAGAAATAGACATCTGAGCCTTAACTATAACAGCTAATTCTTCATCTGTTAATAGTGTAGCTTGCTCAGGGTCTTTCTTAACAATGGTGTGAATAGTTTTGAGAGCAGAACGCATCTCAGGATGGTTATCTTTGAAGTGAGTATCTAACTCTACTAACTTCTCTTGAATACGGAAGTCTACTTTAGAGTCAGTGAATCAGCCATTACATTTCTCCGTGCAATTGCTAAAGGTTAATAACATTATGGGTTAAGCTACCCACTATGTAAAAAGTTATCTTAGTGCCTTCTATCTTGTGCATTAACTTAGGCCGTATGCCTGCTTCTAATGCTAGATACTTATAGGCTTTATCTAACTTCTTTTCTTTTCTCACTGCTTCTATTAACCTATTATGCATATCAACTGGAGCCTCTACCGTAGCAGTAGAGTTATCTCTAATAGTGTTCCATAACTTCTGATATTTACGCATAAGTAATGATAGCTAACAATGAGAAAAGAAAAAAAAACGGTAGCTAACTTAATAGCTACCGCTTATTAGATAACCTGGGAGAGGTTATTAAAGGGCTTCTAGGATAGAGCTTTCGCTTGTTTCTTTGAAGGTAGTAATCTTCTCAGCTAAGAACTCGATAACTTCTGCGAATTCTTCAAGGTTAGCTTGCTCAGCATTAGCGTAAACACCAAGTTGCTCTTCAAGTACAGACAGAACTTTCTTGTTAGTCTTAACAGGCTGTAGCTTAGCGTTGAATAGCTTAGCAGCAAAGGTAACTTGCTCAAGAGTCTTATCGGTAACTTCTTGCATAACTTCAATGTAGTCCTTAACAAAGCCTTCCCAGATTTCTTTAGGAATACCGCCACCTTTACGGCTAGCTTTAGGCATGTTAGCAATGAAGTCCCAGCTAAGTTGGTCATAAGGGAAGTTAGCAGCATTAAGCTTTTCGTCTTCGCTAATAAGGCTACGTGCTTGAGTCTTAATAACTTCCGTTACCGCTTCACGTAATAGCTCAGCACCTTTACCACCTTCTTCAATGATAGAAAGAACACCATTAATAGTAGGGATAGGCAAAGGCACAACTAAGGTATCACGCTTATATTCAATACCGCTGTCATCTTTCTGCTTACGGAAAGTAAATTCAGTTGGAGTAGGTACTGTCTCAACTTTCATCTGACTACGTACTTCTGCAACGATAGTAGCTAACTCTTCCTTAGTAGGGTTCTCAGCAGGAATTATTTTAAGTTCTTGCTTTTCTACAACATTGTTGCCAGTTTCTACGGTAGTAGTAGTATCTTCTTGCTCAGACATGTTAATGTCTCCTTAATTAAGTGGCGTCTTATTTAAATAATGTGCGCCGTTAAACAATAAGTAATTAATTACTCACTTAGTTTGTTTGGGATACAAGTTCCCCTAAATGAGTAATCATTATGCCATAGGTTACAAAATCGTCAAGAACTTTTTTACTCTTAACTAGTTAGTGTGTTTATTTTAGTAACTAATAACCATCATTAGCTTCTAACTTACCTTTAAAGAACTCCGCTTTCTCAGCTAAGGTATCACCCTTAATCTTCTGTGACTTAAT